CGCTTGAGTCAAGCAAGGAGCCTGCCGATGCAAAGTACGATGAAGAGTTGCGGTCTTATCGGGATAAAATGAAAGAGGCTGAAAGTATCGAAGCTGAGAACCAGAAAAAAAGAGAATGGTTCAGCAAGAAGACTGACGAACTCTTCAGTGACGAATTCAAAGGTTTTGAGTTCAATGTCAATGACGAGAGAATCACCTTCAAACCAGCGGATGCGGCAGAGCTTAAAAGTAGTCAGCAATCACCGATGAACTTTATTAACAAGTACATTGGAGAGGATGGTCTGCTAAAGGACGCAGCTGGATACCATAGGGCTCTTTCAATGGCAATGAACCCTGACAAGTTTGCCAAGTTCTTTTATGAGCAAGGGCAGGCAGCAGCGGTCGATGGCATGGCGAAGCGGTCTAAAAATATTGACATGGACACTCGCAGAGCGCCAGAGATCACTAAGAAGGGGGGGATGCAGGTACGATCAGTAAGTCAAGACTCAGGTCGAGGCTTAAAGATCAGAAGTAACAGAACATAAACCTTTTAAAACAAAGAAAACATGGCTTTAAACCCATCACCAACATTTCAGTTGCAGCCATCTGCCAATCAGGTGCCGCTTGCAACTAACTACATCACAGATTTCGACTTCTTGAATCAGTATCTTCCTGATACTTACGAGAAGGAATTCGAGCGTTACGGAAACCGAAGCGTTGCATCATTCCTACGTATGGTAGGTGCTGAGATGCCATCTAACTCTGACCTTATCAAATGGGCTGAGCAGGGGCGTTTGCACACTAAGTACATTGATGTGAACGCTGACAGCGCTGTTTCGTCTCTAAGCGCAGATTTCACTGTAAACGACATCTTAGTTCCATCCACTGGAAACATCTCAATCAGAATCGGTCAGACGGTTCTAATTTCAGACAATGCTGGAGGCGGTTCAAACAAGGGCATCGTGGTTGACGTTGATTACACTGCTGGAACATTTGAAGTTGCGTTCTACGAGGCAGCAGGTCAGGCTTTTGCCTTGAATAGCACGGTAAGTGTTATGATTTACGGGTCTGAGTTCGCTAAAGGAACCAACGGGATGGTTGAGTCAGTAGAGCCATCTGATGACATCTTCGAGAACAAGCCAATCATCATCAAGGACAAGTACGCTGTATCAGGCTCTGATATGGCTCAGATCGGATGGGTTGAGGTGACCACGGAGAACGGAGCGTCAGGATACCTTTGGTACTTGAAGGCAGAGCATGAGACCCGTCTACGTTTTGAGGACTACCTTGAGACAGCAATGATCGAGGCTGTTCCTGCTGAATCTGGTTCTGCTGCTGAGACAAATGGAACAACTGGTTCACAAGGTCTTTTCTATGTTGTTGAAGACAGAGGAAACGTATTCGGTGGCGGTAACCCAACCACTCTTGCTGAATTCGACTCAATCATTCAACGACTTGATAAGCAGGGATCTATCGAGGAGAACGTTCTCTTTGTAAACCGTCAGTTCTCTTTCGATATTGACGATATGCTTGCTGCACAGAACTCTTACGGTTCAGGTGGTACGTCATACGGACTATTCGACAACGATGAGCAGATGGCATTGAACCTTGGATTCTCAGGATTCCGTAGAGGATATGACTTCTACAAGACAGACTGGAAATACTTGAACGACCCAACAATGCGAGCTGATCTTGCGTCTGGAGGTGTTAATGGTATCCTTGTTCCTGCTGGTTCAACAACTGTTTACGACCAAGTTCTTGGAAAGAACGCAAAGCGTCCATTCCTACACGTTCGTTACCGTGCTTCAGAGACTGAAGACAGACGATACAAGACTTGGGTAACTGGTTCTGCTGGAGGCGCACGTACATCTGATCTTGACGCTATGGAGGTTCACTTCCTATCTGAGAGAGCGCTTTGTACGCTTGGAGCGAACAACTTCGTTATCTTCGAAGACTAATTGTAAATAACGAGGAGGGCGGCTTAGTGCCGCTCTCCTTTTTTTTCTTAACTCTAATTTAAATTAAAATGAAAACAACACAGGTATACGTAGACAAGGTCTACAAACTCAGAAGAGGCGTTGCGCCACTATCTTACACACTCCCATCCCGAAACAATCACAGGCACGCATTGCTGTACTTTGATGCCGATAAGGGATACAACAGGGCGCTGAGATACTCGCCAAACCAAAAGACACCATTTGAGGACGAGCAGGACAAGAATGTAATCCTTGAGCCTATCATCTTCGAGAATGGATTCCTAAGAGTCCCAAAGACAAATCCAGTACTTCAGTTCTTCTTGGAGATACACCCAGACAACGGTAAGCTGTTCGAGGTTGTTGACAACGAGAGGGATGCCGAGAGTGAATTGGAGGTGATCAACTATGAGGTTGACGCTCTGATAGCTGCGAAGAGCCTTGGACTATCAGAACTTGAGCGCATCGGTCGGGTCATCCTCGGAAAAGATGTGACTAAGATGAGTACAGCTGAGCTAAAGCGTGATGTTCTTGTATACGCACGAAGAGCGCCAAAAGACTTCCTTAACACACTTAACGACCCGATGACAAACATGTCGGCAACAGTGGCATTGATGTTCGACAAGGGGCTTTTAAGCTACAGGGCAGGAAAGGACGTACATTTCAACCTTCCAAACAACAAGAAGCGAATGCTGACCGTTCCATACGGAGAGAGCAGAGACTACATCGTGGCCTCATACCTACAGTCAGATGAGGGGCTTGAGACATTCAAGCTACTTGAACCGATGTTAGAAGATTGATTATCTTTGTGCTTTACTAACCTGCAAAACTTTTTATCATGCAAAAATTTCTTAAAGTAACAAACGCTGCAACAGACGGTCAATTGATTGCTATTGAAGGCGTAAAGGCAATTAGTACAGCAAGCCCAACGGCTACGACTGTTGTAATCAGCTATTTTGACGGAACAGCAACCACTGTAACAACAGCCGCTCAAGTTGGGTCGGATGTTTATGAGAAGATTGTTGACTCTATCGAACTTGCCCTTCAGACATCTTGGGTCAAGCCTTACTATGAGGTGTCTCTTCCAAAAGACGTTACGAGTATTGTGAACGCATAAGGATTCTCATTTCCCCATGATTCCCCTCATGTCCCTGCTTCGGCATACGTGAGGGGTTTTTTTTATTCAGTATCTTTGTGCTTATGGTCAGTATCAACGATGTAAGGGAGACGGTTCTTGCAATCTGCAATAAGAACAACTACGGATATATCTCACCAGACGACTTCAACCTATATGCCAAACAGGCGCAGCTTGAAATCTTCAATGAGTATATGAGTAAGTATAATTACTACACCAACCTTGAGAATAACCATACGTCAGGAAGTGATTTAGCAGACTTAGCGGAGGCCGCAAGGGAGTCGATTGAGGTATTTGTAAACGGTACAACCCTTACATTTTCATTAGTATCTGGAGACTACGCCATATTTACAGCGCCAGCAGATTGGTATCACATCAACGTACTTACGTACAATAATGTTGAGATATCTAAGGAAAGCAGGCTTAATATCACGCGGCTATTAAACTCAAACCTTACAGCGCCATCAGAAACATACCCAGTGTACGCAATGGGAAGTAGCGACTCAATAGCAATTGTTCCAAACACAATACAGTCAAACGTGTCTGCGGTATACGTAAGATACCCAGTAGACCCAAGATGGGACTACGTGAACCTTACGAATGGAGAGCCGATGTATAATGCAGCGGGATCTGTAGACTTCGAGGTGGCAGAGGATGACGAGCCGACACTTGTCAGCAAGATACTTGAGAAGGCGGGTCTATCAATAAGAGAACCTGAAGTGTACAATACGGCTCAAATGAACGATAACCAGCAATAATAATGGCATACCTAACAGGATATCAGTATTACGAGAATGACGGTAACACACCGATGGACGCCAATTGGGGCAGCTATCAGTACGTTAGCCTTGCGGACATCGTGAACAACTTTATGCTGATGTATCAAGGTAACCACGAGATCATCAACAACATCAACAGGTACAAGGTTTTATTCCACGCTAAGAGAGCTATACAGGAGCTTAACTACGATGCCTTCAAGGAGATAAAGGCACTTGAACTTAACGTGTGCGACAACCTGAGATTCGTACTTCCTCCAGACTACGTGAACTGGGTAAGGATATCAGTGTATAAGAATGGTGTCCTATATCCACTATCCGAGAATATTCAGGTCAACGGAGCCAAGTCTTACTTGCAGGCAAACGACTGTAGTATTCTGTTCGACCAAGACGGCAATATCCTTGAAGCCAGTCAGTCACAGCTTGACTTTGACAGGATAACAGGCGCGCAGAAGAGCATATACCTTAACGAGGGAAGTATATATAATGGCTCTGAGGGATACTTCTATGAGAACCAGTGGTACTTTGACTTCCAAGTTGGAGCAAGGTTTGGGCTGAACACAGAAACCGCAAACGCCAATCCTACGTTCAGAATCGACAAAAAAGCTGGTGTTATCAACTTCAGCTCTGGTGTTGCTGGTGAACTCGTTATTCTTGAGTACGTGAGCGATGGTATGGAGGGAGGTGATGAT